AGCTATAGTCCACGATCCATTATTTCTAAGATGTAATAATGTTGAGCCATCCCATATTGTTGCATCAAAAACACTTGTCACTACACCTGCCTGAGAAGTATCTGTTTTATAACTAAAACTAAATTCAATAATATCCCCCTCAGATATTTGTATATCTTCAGACTTTGCAGATGTTCTATTATCACCACTTACTCCACTAATAACTATTATCCTTTCAATTTCCTTTAAATAATCTTTACTTGTAGGATCATTATTAAATGTTACTCTTATATATCTGCTTGGATGAGGAGCATAAGCACCATCAAACCAACAAGAAAGCTCATATTCATATCTTGTATATAATCCAATATCATAACTTATGATTAATGGACCTAAATTTTGCATATTATAATTACACAAAATATTCTCAGGCTGTATATAATTAAAAGTCTCTTTGCTATATTCATATGGTCGTGTGATAGACTTTAATAAACCTGTCTCAATATCTGTACCATCGTAGAATGGGAAGTCTCTTTGATTCTCAGTAATTGAAGTAATAACATTAAAATCCTTATCATAACTCCATCCTGTCATTGATGTACCTAAGATGTATCTCCACATTTCTAACCATCTCACTATCCACCAGGTACCATTAGATTGAAAGCATGTAGCATTGAATCTTGTCATGATAGCTTCAAGTATATCATAACAAGTCATCCACTTATCATTATTTAAGAATGTTGTGCCTTGTATGGTTGTATCATCTAACCATCTGCCTGTTGTACCATCTACTGGATATAACTCTGTAACTACTCTTGTGCTTAATTCTAATGATGTTTGTAATAAACAAAGTCTTAAAAAATATGCTAATGAATGAAAGCCATTAATATCCTTAGCCACCATCCATTCAGTAGTATCTGTTGATCCTATAATTATCACTGGAGCAGTCTCAACTATCTCTATTGCCCATCCTAATAATGGTGTCCACCCTACAACTTTTGCAACTGTGAATGTATAAAACAATAAACCTCCAGAATATATCTTTAATATAGATCCTATTGGCATGTTAAGATTAGGTACAGAATATAAATAAATAGTATTGCCTCCTGCTGAGCTTGGACCATTTGCTATAGTTTCCAAATCTCCGAAAGTAATTGCTGCCTGATCTAACGTGACATCCTTTAGCAATCCTAAATTATCTGATGCTGTAAGCTGTATGATATGATTAAAGTCTACTTGTATCTCCTGACAATCATCTTGCAGGATGTAACCCTTGAACATTGTCTCTCCAGTCTCTATTCTCTTTAACTCTACTAAGAAAGTATTATCATCATTAGAATAGAAGTCATCCAATGATATGCCATCACTGATATAACTTATCTTAAGTGTAGAACCTTTGATTGGTGCAATGGGATCATCCTCCTGCCACTCTTGAACTACCGGAGAACCACTGAGCAATAACTCAGTAGAACCACCAGTGTAATCCTTCTGATAGATGTTAAGTATGTATGATTGCAAAGTCTTGAATGAATCAAACTCTGAATAATATTTTATACCGTATGCCATTATGTTTGACGGCCATAACTTAGGCCATATTTTTTGTTTGAGAAGAATATATCTTGACCTCTTAGCACTCCGAACACTTCAACTGATCCACCCATTCCCCCCATCATATTAGATGTCTGTGCTGCAGGTATAACAGAAGCTCCACGAGGAATATTAACAAGCTCTGGTCCTCTCTCTCCTACTAATGCCATACCACCCGGTGCATTACGAGTACCTACGGCAAAGGCCTGAGCTTTTATAGCATTATTTAAAGCTGTTCCTATTGCAACCATTGCAATACCTGCAACAATAGCTAAATATGGATTAACTTTTATTGCTTGTTTTGCAATTAACATTTCAGCTGCAAACTTTATAAACATCTTACCTATTGCAACCATCCCTTGCCCTAAGCTTTTAGCTAATCCTGCAAAGAAATTACCAAAGGCATCTTTACCACTCATAGCATTACCTAATGCAGCACCAAATCCAGCAATAGCATCCTCAGCTAAAGATACAAATGTACTTCTAATACCATCATTTAATGATTTAAGCTGATCCTTTAACTTCTTATCAAAATCTGTTAACTCCAACTTAGGAGCAACAATTTTCATCTTATGATCCTTCTGAGGATTCTTCTCTTTTTCTGCTAATCTTTTTTGATATTCTTCATAATAAGCATCAGCTGATACTCTTGCTAATAACTCATTGTAGTCTGTGAGATTCTTTAATTGACCAGGTACTTTAGTGACATCAGCCTTTAATCCCATGATGATATCACTATTTGGAGAAAGATTAAAGTCAGATATTAGTTTAGTGATTGCACTCTCCACTAATTTCATCTGCTCAGGAAGAGTAGACTTATCAAAAGCTAATGATATAGCCTGTTGGTCTCTCATGTCCTCATTTAGCTTCTTTAGAACATCTCTTTCAGTTTCTGCCTGTTTTACTTTATCTTTTGAAGTTTTTACTTTCTCCTTATCAACTGTAAGAGACTTAGCAACTGTAACATTATATTGAGCTGTAAAATTATCTAACTGCTTTTGTATATTAACTAAATCAGTATTTATATCTACTAATTTACTTTGCTCAGTAGCAACATCTTGAGTAGTTTGTAAGTAGTTTAATGCCTTTTTATCACTTGTACCATACTGTACTCCAGTCAATGCTATAGCTTCTTTTGTTCTTTGAGCCTGTGCACCAATAATAGTAGATTTTTGAGCTTCTAATCTGTTTAATGCATCAGTCTTTTGTATTCTTAAATCAGCAACTTTATCTGCTAATTTTGCTCCTACTGCCTGATTAATTAATGCCTCAGTATATAGATCAGTTAATTCTTTTGCCCTTGCTACTGATACATTAATTGAATCTATTTTTTGACCATATGGTTGTAATGCTTTATTAGCCTCAGCTAATGCTAAATTTCTATCTCTTTCTGAAGCACTTGAATCAGTAATAATTTTTGTTAAAGCTTCAAGTCTCATACCATGAGATATAGCACCTTTCTCAGCATCCCTTAAAGATTCTGTAATGTCATCAGTAACTTCTTTAGTTTTAGAAGCATACTTATTATAAGCTACAATAGCAGATGATACAACAGCTAATGCTATACCTATACCTGCAGGTCCTGCTAAACTTGCAGCCATTGCTTTTAATGCTCCACCTGTTGAACCACTTTCCACCTTTAATCGTTGGAAGGATTCTAGCATTGGATTAAGGTTGTTACTTATAGCCATGAAGCCATAAGGAGCATCCTGTGCAATCCTTGATAAATCTGTAAGAGCAGATGTTGCCCCTCTTGACTTACCGGCTAATGAATCCATACCGGTGCCTGATGTAGCTAATGTATTTTTAAGTGTAGCAACTTTTGTAGTGAGTATAGTAATGCTGTTCTGAAGTTTTGCAATGTCAGTTACATTTGTACTTCTCTTTATCTCTAACTGGAATGCCTTTAAATCATTCTCTGCTAATGTAAGCTGAGCTCTCAGTTGACTGGTATCAGCTCCTATCGTGACCTTTATTTCCTCAGCCATTGATTTTCAATTTACTTTTATGTCGTTCAAATATTCCTGCCATCTCCTCCTTAGTTAATGGCTTTGCCTCTTCTTTCTCTTCTCCTACCATTGGCCAAAAGCTTTCTATGCTTCCCAATGCTTTGCTACCTACCATGCTCTCTGCTATACGAAAAGAAGCAAAACGAATAACTTTAGCATCATCGTTTTGCTTCTCAAAATATCCTTCACAGGCTGCATAAAACTCCATTGGTAATGAACAGTAGTATTCGTAGGCTGTCCACCCCAATTTGCCTAAAGCAAACTTTAAATTCTCATAAGCTACTTCCTTTACACTTTTTTTTTGTCATCCTCTAACTTCTGTCCTTGTTTTACCAAAGTCTGCCAGATGTTAGTCTCAGTCAATGTAGCAGTGACCTTTGCCACGATTTCTTCTTTGTTTTCCATTGCATCCACCCAATCACATACTTCCTCAAAAGTGTAGTCAGCTTCTTCACGTTTTACATAGGTATTGCCTCTTAGACCACCGTATATCATAGCATACAAGAATGAAGTATTGCTCTCCAGGTCATTGTATGTGCTGATAATCTCAATGGCTAATTGATTAAATTTTAACCCTCTTAATTTTCCTCCCAATTCAATTTGTAGATAACTCATGTTGTTGTGTGTGTTTTATTGTTTAGAAATATCTTGCTGCGTAAATATCAAAACTATCTGTTAATTTATTGGCTGATATAGGAAATCCTGTTGCATCATATGCGTTTGCATTAATAACTGGATTAGCAAAAGTATCTTCTGCTGATCCCCATAAATTAATTAAGCTTGGCAAATATGCTCCACAATAAAATAATTCATTTAATACAGGTAAAAACCAATCTGTATAACCTCCAGCTGTATATGTTGAACATAAACTTGCAGCAGAACCTCCAGCTGAACTTGAAGCCATTATAGCTAAAGTATTATTATATCCTTGTCCATATGCTGATGATGTCCCTACAAAAGCAGCTGTTGGTGACCATATTTGATTTCCAAGTGGTGTAGGCCCATTTAAAATTAATCCATGTAAACCACTACCATCTATATATGCAATATATCCACCACCATATGATTGACCTATTGTAAATCCACCACCACCACCATAAATACTCAAAGATGGCAAACCATAAGGCTGAATCGTTCCTGTAAAAGTACCAACAGAATTAAAAGCATAATTGCTACTTAACTCTGATAGATAACCAGTACCACTTTCAATCTCATCACCTGCAACAGGTGAATCTGGAGCTATCATCCATCCTATTGTAGTTTCACCTCTTAATAATATTCTCAAATCTGTACCACTTATCGTACCACTTGGATCCTGTAGATGTTGCCCCTCAAAAGAGTATGACAAGTCTAATACACCAGGTGATTTATCCGGACCACAGGCAGAAGCTGCATCAACAATAGCAACTGAATCTTTCTTACCAACAGAAGTAAGACAAACTACTAAAGAGTAATCTGTCCCACCTAATGGATCAATAAAAAGCAGCATATTACTGCCTTGAACTTTATGTTCTGCCATGTATTATTTTTTATTAAGCTTCAACAGATAATGTTGGAGTACCATAAGGTTGAATAGTACCAGTGAATGTACCAACTGAATTAAAAGCATATGAACTGCTTAATTCAGAAAGATATCCTGTTCCTTCTTCAATCTCATCTCCAGTCACTGGAGCATCTGGAGCAATCATAAAGCCTATTGTTGTTTTGCTTCTCAACAACTGACGAAGTGATGTACCACTGATTGTTCCTGATGGATCTTGTAGATGTTGTCCTTCAAAAGAGTAAGACAAATCTAATACACCTGGAGACTTATCAGGTCCACAAGCTGATGCAGCATCAACTATTGCTACTGAATCTTTCTTACCTACGTTGGTTAAACATACTACCATACTGTAAGAAGTACCACCTGCAGGATCTATGAATAACAACATATTCCCACCTTGAACTTTATGTTCTGCCATTTTACTTTGTTTTTATGTTATGAAATTACGAAAATATCTTGTTTAAAAATCAATATCCTTGAAATAAATACTTTACCCCCTAATTCTCCCATTCTATCTGTCCTATCTGTTTGCAGACTTAAATTCATCATTTGCAGTCCAAATGATGAAAGGTCAAGCACAGAAGTAGATGTAGGCTTAATAGCACTTAAAATGCTTCCTACGGCAGTATTTAATGTTTTGCTGTTATTGTATTTGTATTCCCATGAATGTACAGATAATTGTACAGTGAGATTAACATCAGAAGAATTATCTGTGGATGTTTCTGTAGAAGTAGCATCAGATATTACACAGTAAATCTTATCNTTTAAATCATCNGGTTCCTCACCTTCGTAAACAGGGATAGATAG